CGCGAATTTAAATGGTAAACTATATACAGTTAATTTATATGGTAAGACGGAAGGCAATGCCGGGCAAGAGAATAAATACGAGTTCCCGCCACCCGTAGATAGCGTTTTATTTTTCGGAAGTTGTATTCTAGTAAATACGCTAAATAATATCGTCGTCGATTTACAAAAAACGGAATGGGATCAAATATATGAATATTTGTATGGCGGATTTGAAGAACTCGAGTCAGACGATGATGATGAAGACGATGATGAATATGAAGATATAGACGCACATTTACCAAAAACAAAGGAAGGATATGCTAAAGATGGATTTATTGTATCAACCGAGGAAGAAGAGGAGGAGGATGAGGAGGAGGAAGAAGAAGAAGAAGAAGAAACAACACCAAAAAACGAATCATTCAATATCCAGATGTTTGGTTTAAATGAACGAGGCGAAACGTGTTCGATTATTGCGGAGGGTTATACACCATTCTTTTATGTTAAAGTTCCCCCCTTTTGGACGAATTCATTTAAGACTGGATTTCAAAGTCATCTGGCAGACAAGATGGGGGCTTATTATAATAATACTATTGTAGATTGTAGCATTATTAGGCGCAAAAAATTATACGGCTTTGACGGAGGGAAGGAACATAAGTTTATTATTATCAAGTTTAAGAATGTCTCTGCATTTAACAAGGCGAAAAATTTATGGTATTACAATGCGATTGACAAAAATGGCGAAAAGGAGCGACGTCTTATTAAACGCGGATATAAGTATCAAAATTGGAATCTCGAGTTGTACGAAGCCAATATTCCCCCGCTATTGAGATTCCTGCACATTACAGAAATCAGTCCCTCTGGGTGGGTTATGTTGCAAGAGTCGAATTGTACGATTGTTCGCAATAAGACAACGACATGCACGTATGAGTATGTTGTCAATTACAAGAATATCATTGCGTTAAATGACAAGGAAACACGAGTTCCATATAAGATATGTAGTTTTGACATTGAGGCGAGTAGTAGTCATGGCGACTTTCCATTGCCAGTTAAAACCTATAAGAAACTGGCGGTTAATATTGTGGATTATTTTAGTAAATTGGTTATGGAAATAAACCCCACCTTTTGCAAAAGCATACTCCGAAAAATGATATTGTCCGCATTTGGATATGACAAAATGCCGGAAATTGATTTAGTGTATCCAAAACGCAAAATGACAAAACCAGAAGTATTGACTGCATTAGAACGATGGATGACTTGCAAGGTTAGGGATTATAAGTCGGGGGAAGGAATGGATAAAAATACAATTGACTCGATATTTAAAAGCATGAAGAATATGAAGGAAGACGACGAAACTGATGCGGGAGACGATGACGCCGATTTTCAAGCACTTTCGTATAATTCGGCTGCGACAATTGTTGATATTTTGTGCGATAAGACTGCGGCAAGAGAATTACGGATTGTGGAATTAACTATTTCATTTAAAAGTAATTTTCCTGATTTGCAAGGAGATAAGGTTACCTTTATTGGCTCAACCTTTATGCGATACGGGGAATCAGAGCCATACTTAAACCACTGCGTCGTCTTGAATGAGTGCGAGCCACTGGCAAATGCGTCCATAGAAACATACGACACGGAGCGAGGCTTGTTGCTTGCGTGGCGAGATTTAATACAGCAAGAAAATCCAGACATTATCATAGGATACAATATATTTGGGTTTGATTATAACTTTATGTTTCATCGTGCGAAAGAATGCGGTTGCGAAATAGAGTTTTTAAAACTTTCGCGCAATTGCGACGAGGTGTGTGCCAATCGTAATTACAAGACGAATTTGTTAGAAATCGAAGAAAGTAAAATATGCATAGCGAGCGGGACGCACGAACTGCACTATATCAACATGACGGGTCGGTTGCAGATAGATATGTATAACTTTTTCAGAAGAGAGGAGAATTTGTCGTCCTATAAATTGGACTATGTTGCGGGTCATTTCATAGGCGATTTTGTCAGGGATTCCACACACCCACCCGACTCGACCAAAACACGAATTATTTCTACAAACTTGACTGGTTTGTTGGTGGGGAGTTTCGTTCATTTTGAGGAAATAGGACACTCGACCGATTATTACAAGGGTGGTGCTAAATTTGTGGTGGTTGCGATAAGTAAGCAAGCCGGTTGGTTTGAAATTTCATCGCACGAAACTCTCTCTGTGTCGAAGAAGGTGAGATGGTGTCTTGCAAAGGATGACGTCACCCCAAAGGATATTTTTAGAATGACAAATGGGACGGATGAAGAGCGAACAATCATTGCGAAGTATTGTATTCAGGATTGCAACCTTGTTCAGTATCTTGCAAATAAGGTGGATGTTATAACTGGATTGGTTGAAATGTCGAAGATTTGCAGTGTGCCGATGAGTTTCCTTGTTATCAGAGGACAAGGGATTAAACTAACAAGTTATGTTGCGAAAAAATGTAGAGAGAAGCGAACGCTTATGCCGGTGGTTGAAAAGGGGACCTCGTTCGGAGGATTTGAGGGTGCAATTGTACTGGACCCAAAGTGTGGTCTCTACTTAGACAATCCGGTTGCTTGTCTTGATTATGCATCTCTATATCCGTCATGTATGTTGAGTGAAAATTTATCGCACGATAGTAAGGTTTGGACGAAGGAATATAATTTGGAAGGTGTGCTAGTTAAGGAAACGGGGGAAAAGGACCGAGATGGGAACTTTATATATGACAATATGGCGGGATTTGAGTATGTCGATGTTTGTTATGATACATTTCGTTATGAAAATAAGGATAAAATTAAGAGTGGGGTAAAACTGTGTCGATACGCGCAATTTGCGGAAGGCCGTGCTATTATGCCGTCTATTTTAGAAGAATTATTGACTGCTAGAAAATCGACAAGAAAATTAATTCCGCAACAAACGGACGAGTTTATGAAAAATGTGTTGGATAAACGGCAACTTGCGTATAAGGTGACTGCGAACTCGTTATACGGACAATGTGGTGCAAAAACGAGCACCTTTTACGAGCAAGATATCGCCGCATCCACCACCGCTACAGGGAGAATGTTGTTATTGTATGGAAAACGAATTGTTGAAGAATGTTATGGGAATAACATATGTGAAACTGCAAAATATGGGCCTGTGAGAACTAGGGCGGAGTATATATATGGAGACACGGATTCAATCTTCTTTACATTTAATTTGGAAACAGTTGCGGATGGGTTGCCAATTAGAGGAGAGGTGGCGTTGGAGATAACGATTGAGTTGGCAAAGGTGGCGGGAAATTTGGCGTCGAGTTTTCTGAAAACACCTCACGATTTAGAGTATGAAAAGACGTTTATGCCCTTTTGCCTCTTGTCGAAAAAGCGTTATGTTGGGATGTTGTATGAAAATGATTACAAAAAGGGGAAAAGAAAGGAAATGGGGATTGTGTTGAAGCGGAGGGATAATGCACCGATTGTGAAGGATATATATGGCGGGGTTATTGATATTTTAATGAAAGAGCAAGACATTCAAAAGGCACTTGATTTCTTGAATCACTCGCTGGATGACATTGTGAGCGAACGGACACCGATAGATAAACTTATTATCACCAAATCGCTTGGTTCGTCGTACAAGAATCCAAACCAAATCGCGCATAAAGTATTGGCGAATAGGATAACGGACAGAGAGCCCGGAAATAAGCCGGCGTCTGGGGATAGAATTCCATTTGTCTATATTTGTAATCCTAAAAAAGATGCATTGCAGGGGGAAAAGATTGAGACGCCTACTTTTATACGTGAAAATAGGTTGAAGATTGATTATGGGTTTTACATAACAAACCAAATTATGAAACCAATACAGCAGTTGTTTTCGCTGGTCCTGCCCCAAATGTGGAAGTTGCAAGGACGGGCTTCAAAGATAGAGCAATTTAGTCAGGACATTTCGGAACTAACACGAAAAACAGACCCTACCAAGTTGGCGGATAAGATTGACGCATTGAAAAATAAAGAAGTGAAGTCTTTATTATTCGACGATTATTTGCGTAAAACATTAAATGAGAAGGCGGGGAATCAACCGCTTACAAAATGGTTTGGCAAAAAATAATTGTATATATCGTTCTTATCATATTTTTTATCATATTTTTGTTAGTTTGTTAGATATATCTTCCAAAAATAGAATTATTGGATGCATCAACAGAGAAAAACAAATCAACTAGGTTGGTAAGTGCTTGATTAGAATTTGTCTGTCTTGTGCTTACTTCTCTTCTGCACATAGGACATCTACTATTTGTTCGAAACCAAAAACGCAGTTCTTCCCGATTAAATATGTGTCCGCAACGATTAATTTGTACTACTTCATCTGCGGGTCCAAATGGTTCAAGCCTAATGGGACATTCCGTATTTATTGGAGTTTGAATATCCGAAAATAAATAAGAGGTTGTTTCGGTGGAGATTAAATCAACCGCCGACGTGGATGGCAATGTTGCAGAGAAATAAGACGAATAATTATTTGGGATTGGGTTGTTGTTGTTGTTGTTATGTCTTGTAGCACAGGTTGCATCGCTATAAATAGTTTGAATATTATTTCGCAATTCATTTTGAATAGTGATGTTTCGATGTATTTGTTCTTGCATTCTATTTGTTTGTTCGGTTAATTGTGTGTATTGATGAGAGTATAAATCCACAAATATACGCTGGTCTGGGGATAATTCAAACGACATTTAATATTTGTCGGAAGAATGTGTTTAAATGTATTTTTGTATTTAATACAAATGCAACAAAAACAAAAAGATTATGCAAATAAGGGACTATCTGGGTTAAAAAATTTAGGGAATACATGTTTTATGAATGCGTGTTTACAGGCATTATCTCATACATACGAGTTGTCTGATTTTTTAAAAAAGAAAACATATAGTTCAAAATTAAATCCGGTGTGTGATAGTATGTTGTTAGTGGAGTGGGACAATTTGAGAGCGATGTTGTGGGATAAGAATGTGGTGGTATCCCCTGACCGTTTTGTTAGAACCGTTCAAAAAATAGCAGAAAAAAAGGGTCAGACCATTTTCACTGGATTCTCGCAGAATGATTTGCCTGAGTTTCTTGTTTTTATTATTGGGTGCTTTCACGAGGCTATTTCCCGAAAAGTAAATATGAGTATTAGAGGGGATAGTTTAAATTCGGCAGACGATTTGGCGCGCAAGTGTTTTGAAACAATTAAGAGAATGTATTCTAACGAATATTCTGAAATCTGGAATTTATTTTATGGGATGCATGTTTCTAATTTATCTACAATCGATACAAATGTTTTCATTAGTCAGACTCCGGAACCATATTTTATGATTGATTTGCCAATTCCGGTAGAATATAATAGCCCAACCTTGTTAGATTGTTTTAATGCGTACGTTGGAGGGGAAGTATTGCACGGGGTGTTAAATGAAGTCCGGAATAAGCACGAGACAGTTAGAAAACAGATTCAGTTTTGGAGTTTTCCTACTATTTTAGTTATTGATTTGAAACGATTTACATCAGATAATCGCAAAGACCAGCGTCTTGTATCTTTCCCAATTGAAAATTTGGATTTGAGTTCCTATGTCATTGGTTATACTCCTGAAACATACAAATATGAGTTATATGCGGTATGTAATCACATTGGGAATGCGTTGGGGGGACATTACACCGCATTTATTAAAAATGCAAATGGAAATTGGTATCATATGAACGATTCGACGATAACAAAAGTGCACGAATCAGATATAATAACTCAGATGGCGTATTGTTTATTCTATAGAAAAAAAACAATAGAATAATATATGATGTCTGATTTGTTAGAGTATGTTAGAAATTTGTATAGTTGGAATATTGTTGTGGGAATGATTGTATTTATTATCGTCTATGGGATGATATCATATTTAGGTGCAAGTCATACAACAACACCGCCTCTTAATATGGGAATCCCTGTTGCGAATTATACTGGAGAATATTGGGCGACTTATATTGCCAATGTTGCGATATCTGTCCCATTGACAATTATTATTATTTGGCTTTTCCTGCATTTAATTAAGGTTGTCTTCAAAATTGATTTAGTGATGGTTATTAAGCAACTTTTTTCTGGAAGTAATCCAATGCATTATTTAATTACTACGGCGGATGCTGGATTAGAACGTGCGGAAGTTAATACTGCCAAATTTATCCATTCATTGAAAACCGAAGTTAATAGTGCAGTAAAACCGTATAAAAAATCAGAAGGAAAGGAGTCATTTTCGACACTAAGCATGAATCAAGAACAAGAAGAAGTCGGGAATAATGCACCAATTGCGATTGGTGGAGGGTGGTCTGCCTCGTATGGAAGTGTAGAGGATTACACACATTCCGTCAAAAATACATTGAAAAAATTGAATTAACTAACAAAATCTAACAAAACAACAATAACTAACAAAATGCAAACATTACAAATATCAATCGATTTCAATGATGCAAGTAAGGAGTGGAACGCGAACAAAAAGAAAACCCCAGAAGGGTATAAGTATATTTGTTCTTCCAATGTTGGAAAAACAAAAAAACGATGTAGGACGGTGTGTTTTAAACACACGGAGTTTTGCTATATTCATAGAAATAGGACGAACACTTAAGAACTGGTATTTAAATTCTCATATATATTTGCCTTTCTTCGATGACCCTTTGAATGGGAGCGGGAACGAGAACTACTAGATGAGCGCTTACTTCTAATTTTCGTATTTTTCTTATTTCTACAGTAAGACTTTCTCTTTCCA